CCAAACAGCTAGCCAATCGAACCAAATATTTAAAAGGTCAAGTAGACACCATCAACCAAGACCGCACAGGCTACGCCCCCAAAGCCAGCCCTGCATTCACGGGCATACCCACTGCACCAACGGCTGCGGCAGGGACGAATAATGCACAAATTGCGACTACAGAATTTGTAAAAACCGCAATCGCTGCATTGGTGGGGTCAGCCCCAGCAGCATTAGACACGTTAGAAGAATTGGCACGTGCATTAGCTGGCGATGCAAATTTAAAATCCACATTGCTGGCAGAAATCGGAAAAAAAGCCAATGCCACTGATTTTAATGCCTTACATGATTTATTTATTGGTATCCCTATCCCTTATCCACTCTCTACCGTCCCAACAGGTTGCTTAGCGATGAACGGACAGCGGTTTGACACTCGCCGTTATCCAAAATTGGCACAGAAATATCCATCGGGTGTATTACCTGATTTGCGTGGGGAGTTTATTCGTGGTTGGGATAATGGGCGAGGAATTGATAATGCTCGAATAGTACTTTCAACCCAAGGTGATGCTATTCGAAATATCAAGGCTGGTTCACCAGTCGGCTCATACAAAGGATGGCTAGCCAATGGGGATGCTAAACAGGGAGATACTAATGGTGCTATCAGAATAAATTCTAATGGAGCAAAAGCCCTAATTAATGGAACAGAAAATCACCCTAACGGGAATTTAAACTGGATTTTTTGGGATTTCGATGCAAGTCGCACAGTCCCTACCGCCAACGAAAACCGTCCACGCAATATCGCCTATCACTACATCTGCTTAGCCGAATAAGGAGTACAACATGACCGTAACATTTAATCAAGACGGCTTTGCCGAAACCAGCGGTGAAATCACCGTGTATTGCACAGACAGCCAAGATATTTACAGCCACAGCACTATCGAATATGTAAGCGAAGGCGGAAGCCTTTCCGCAGGCAGTTATTTAGATGCACCTCCGCCAGCTAAACAAGGCTTTGTCATTGTGCGAGCAGATAACAGTTGGCAATACCAAGCTGACCATCGTGGCATCTATTACAGCAAAGAAACAGGCAAAAAAATAGAACATACCACACTGGGTGAATTGCCAGAAAATTTAACCGCACTTGCGCCACTTGCTGAACCGTGCAAATGGAATGGTACAGCATGGGTAAAAGATGAAGAAAAAATTGCTGATAATTTTACAACAACCCAAACTCGCCTTATCGCCAACATCGATGAGCACGCAGCAAAAATCTACAGCACATGGACACGCTTTGAGAGCGAATATCGCGAGCGCCAAGCGGCGGCAGAAGCATTTAAATCTGCCAATTATGAAGGTGAGTGCAGTCGATATATATCAGACTTTGCACAACGCGCGAGACTGGATAATAAGACCGCTGCAAACCTGATTTTGACACAGGCAGCAGGCTTGGAAAAACTGCAGGTTGAATTAGCTAATCAGCGCATGCGCAAATATGAGCTTAAAGCACCTAATCTCACGCTTGAGCAACTGCAATCAATCCATGATGACATTATCAAGCAAATGGATAACTTGATGGAGGCATATCAAAATGGCTAAGGTTTATTTGGCGATGTACAAACATAAACGTGACTGGCGCAAAGAGCCAATCAAAGCGATAGCCGACCGCATTACTCGATTTTGCACAAAGGGCAAATACTCGCACTGCGAGATTGCCATTGAGCGTATTGAGTTTGGTAATGGGCATCATTATGAGCATGCGACAGTATATGACTGCTACTCCTCATCGGTGCAAGATGGCGGCGTACGTTGCAAGCAAATTGATGTAAGCGATAGCACAAAATGGGATTTAATTCCGCTTGATGGTGTGGCTGAAGAACAAATCAAAGCCTATTTTGACCGCACTTTGGGTTGTAAATATGACTGGTGGGGCGCGTTAGGTATTGTACTTGGCATCAAACAAAAACGCTCAAAATATTTTTGTAGTGAGTGGTGCTTTAATGCAATTAATGGCGGAGAGAGTGGTTGGCGATTTAGTCCAAATCAGTTGGCTGCAATCTTTCAAAAAGAGACAAACGGCGGGTAATTCCGCCTTTTTTATCCGCCCATCTCTACCTAACCGCCCTTTGTTAGTTTAAATATCACAACGCCAAGCGCTATCACTCATTTTTAAATCCTTACAAAATAGCCCCATCTCTCAACAACAGGGCACAACAGGGCTAAAATTATGACTGATGAATATCTCCATGGGGTCAAGGTGACGGAAATTTCCGAAGCCTTGCGAACACTCACCACATCATCCACTGCAGTTATCGGTTTAGTGGCAACCGCACCAGATGCAGATGCATCGGTTTTCCCACTCAACAAACCTACGCTTTTAACTGGTATCACCGCTGAAATGCAAGCCAAAGCAGGGAAAAAAGGGACATTATCTCGCGCATTAGATGGCATTGCGGACATTGTGAATTGTAAAGTTGTCGTCATTCGCGTGGAAGAAAACGAAGATGAAAGCACCATGAAAGCCAATGTGATCGGAACCGTAGATAACGAAGGCAATTACACTGGCTTAAAAGCGTTCCTCGTGTCTGCTGCAGTTTGTGGTGTCAAACCTCGTATTTTCTGCATCCCGAAATATGACAGCCAAGATGTGACCACCGAGCTTTTAAGCGTAGCGAAAAAACTCAATGGATTTGTGTATGCTTCTTGCGGAACAGCAAAAACCAAAGAAGAAGCGGTGACATATGGTCGCAATTTCTCACAACGTGAATTAATGCTGATTTTCGGTGATTTCTTATCGTTTAACCAAAACACCAAACAAACCGAAGTGGATTATGCCGTTGTTCGTGCAGCTGCAATGCGTGCATATCAAGACAAAGAATACGGCTGGCATACCTCCATTTCAAACAAAGGTTTAACTGGCGTGACTGGTGTCACTAAGCCGCTTTCTTTCGATATTAACGACAGTGCAACAGACGTGAATTACCTCAACGAACAAGGTATTACTTGTTGTGTCAATCACAATGGCTTTAAGTTCTGGGGATTACGCACTCGTTCGGCAGATAAATTATTTATCTACGAAAACTACACTCGCACGGCACAAGTGTTGAAAGACACCATTGCACAATCCTTTGACTGGGCGATGGATAAAGACATTTCTGTGAATCTGGTAAAAGAAATCGTGGAAGCAATCAATGCAAAATGGCGTGAATATGTGGCGCAAGGCTATTTAATCGGTGGGAAAGCATTTATCAATGCCAACTTAAACACTGCCGCAACCTTGAAAGATGCAAAATTGCTTGTGTCTTATGACTACTGCCCTGTTCCACCGTTAGAACAACTTGGTTTCAACCAATACATTAGCGATGAATACCTTGTGGAATTTGCCGCAAACATTGCAAAAGTAGGAGCGTAAAAAATGGCATTACCTCGTAAACTCAAATTAATGAATTTTTTGGCTGACGGTAATTCTTACCGTGGCCAAGTCACCGAAATCACCCAACCTAAATTAGCAATGAAATTAGAAGCGTATCGCGCAGGTGGCATGATTGGTGAAGTAAAAGTAAATCTGGGCGTAGAACCTTTAGATGTTCAGTTCAAAATGGGCGGTTATATGACCGAACTATTAAAAAAATTCGGCGGCTCGATTGACGGCACGGCATTGCGTTTTGCCGGTGCGTATCAACAAGACGATACAGAAGAAGTCACCTCTATTGAGCTTGTCATGCGCGGTCGTTTTGGAGAAATCGACAACGGCACAAGCAAACCAGGCGATGATACCGAACAAAGCTACACCGTGCCTTTGACTTATTACAAGATCATTGAAAACGGCAAAGACATCATCGAAATTGATTTGCTCAATTCAATTTTTATTGTCGATGGTAACGACCGCTTGGCAGAGCACCGCGCAGCAATCGGCATTTAATTCACACACACCTTGCCCCGAAAGGGGCTTTTATTAAATCCCCCTCCCCTCTTTATAAAAAGAGGGATTTTAAAGGAAACATAAAATGAAAACAGAAAACACTAAAATCATCACTTTAACCAATCCAATTACTCGTGGCGAAAACCAAATCACGGAAATCACTGTCAATAAACCGACTGTGCCCGCATTAAAAGGCTTAAAAATGTTTGATGTGTTGCAAATGGATGTGGACGCATTACAAGTTTTACTTGCACGTGTCACCACCCCTGTTTTGCATAAATCAGACTTTGTCACTATGGAAGTGGCGGACTTCACCGAGCTTGCTGCGGCGGCTGTCGGTTTTTTAGGGAAGAATTCGGAAGCGGAAGCGACCGAATAATGATTGCCGCCACGGTCGAAGATGCCATGGCGGACATTGCACTGATTTTCCATTGGCAACCACAAGCCTTTGAGCAAATGACATTTGCCGAATTAAT